ACAGATGATTGGGACAGTTTAACAGATCAAGGTATTTTCTTTGTAAGAAAGGCAGATGTAATAACAAATATTTTAAATTATCCAACTCATGGTATAGTTTCTGAAGAAAAAGTAATTAACGGAAAAACGTGGAAACGAGTACACGCGAGTTTTACATCGGAAGAAGATACAGTACATTGGCTACTTGGATATAATAATGGAAATAGTGCCGGTTATAGATATTTCACAGATATTCAGTTAGAACCAGGAAGTATAGATGGTAGTCCGAGTCCATATATGGTTAATGAAAGACCTGCAGAAGTAGATACACCCAATACTGGATTAATTACATTTGTTGATGATAATAAAGTAGAGGGTAAATTTTCAGAAGAAGATAGTGGATTTACTCCACTTATGAATGGTGGTACACTTACTATTAAAGATGCTTATGTGATAGATGAAGTTTTTAGTCAAGATAATGCTAGAATTGTAATAGATGATATTCCTTTAACTAACCCAACAGCTACAGAAATTAGAGATAATGGTAACGAAGGAGAGTTTAATATAAGTCCATATCATGAAATGCCAGAATCAGACGAACCGGATAATCAATTAAGTATAAAATTACACGCAGATTGGCAATATGGATTAGTACATACTGATGAAAATGATAATGTTATTGCTACAATTCAATCAAATTATAAATCTAATTGGCGATCTCCTAATGAACATATTATTCCAAATTTTGGAGAAAATGATAAACTTAGACTTACTGCACATAATATAGGTTATAAGGCTGGATTACTGGCCAAAATTAGTTATGTTCAGGAGGGTACGGTAGCAACATATAAAACTGGTGATCCTCCCGCTGATTATACTTTGGATGAAAATCTTAGTACAACCTATGCTACTGAAAATCCTGGATTATGGAATATTATTTCCGAGGACGGGGATGAGTACGTTGGAGATGTAAATTATATTCATGATTATTCCAAGGACGGGGATCATAGTTTTTGGAAAAAATCATATATACATCCAGAATTACGAGATTGTACTTGGATATGGGCAGAACAACAAAGAAATAACCAACTTATTGTTTGGGAATGGCAACCATATCCTGTAGTTAATCGCATTTGGAAATATTGGGATCCAAATTTACATTCTGATGCAGTACATCCTGAAGGATGGTCATATGGATTTAATGCAAACCATGGAAATCCATCCAGACGTGGATATAATAGTGGTTGGGTAGGACATCACGCAAAGTGGGTACAAGGTGAAGGTCAGTATGGTGATGCCAGTATGAAGTTTATTGATAAGAATAATGAATTTGAATATCCAAATCATCATGAATATAATGGATTATATAAAACTGGAATTTATACAGGGGAATCCAGTACAGAAATGGAACATAGATGGCAGGGAATTTTACAAAGATTACCACATACTATGGCATCACAAGGATTAGAGGCAGGTAACAGTATTACAGTTAGTTGGTGGCAGAAATCAGATACACCAAATAAAGGTGCAATGATTGGGTTGTATCATAAGAAAAAAAGTGATCCCGATGGGGATCATTATTGGGGCGAACATATAGGAACTAATCCAGCATCAGTAGGTACAGGAAATCGTTCTGCAGTTGAATATGAATTTTTACAATATAGACCAGTTAGTAAAGTAGGTGAATGGGAACAGGTTAGTTATACTGGAGTAATTGAGGATGATTGGGATTTAACTAAACTGACTGCACTTTATGTATATGGTATGTATGGTCCTGAAGGAATTTTATGGGTAGAGAATGTTACAATTGAATTAACTACAGAATCATCCGAAGTTGGTACAGAGGCGGTTACAACAGATTTAATAGCAGAAATTGATACTTTTGTAGATAAAAATACTGTTATATTAAAAGATACATATGATAATTTATCACCAGATGTACATTATCCTAATAATTCGGCAAATATAAGATCATATAGTGTATTTCCTAATTTTTATGTAGATTATATTTCATCACCTTCTACTGAAGAAGTTGTATATGGTTCATTAAGAGGTGAAATTGATAGTATTAGTGGTACTTCACTTACTCTCGTAAATTCTTATGCAGAACTTGGTGGAGTAGCAGGACATGATTTTGAAAATACATTAGGGGTAGGTCAAAGTTCTCAATTTGATAAATGGTTTATCCAAGCACCAATGGATGAAACTGAAGATTTAAGTAAATTAGTTAGGTTGTCTCCGAACAATTTTGATTTAATTAGTAATTTTAAAATAGATAATGTAACTTATCCAGAATCTCCTTATTCGGTAGTTTATAAGTTATATGAACCACTTCCAGATACAGTTCAAGAAAAAGATTTTGTTACTATTGTTAAAGAAATGATTCCACCTATTGAAGAAACTTGTACACTTATACCATTTGTAGAAGAATGGATAAGTGATATTGTTTTAATTCCACCAGAATCATTTGATGTTAATAGTCCAATAGGATCTGGCCAAACTAACTTTAAAACTTATGATCAATTAACATCAACAGATTCTAGTATAAAGGAAAAATTAGAAAATGCACTTTTAAGTGGAAGTTTAAGTGCTGATATTAATGTGGATCATTCACAATTTTCTAATTTTGTTCATTTTGGTTCGGTAGAAAAACGAGTTAAAAACTTTAAATATAAATTAGATTTAATAGAACAATATACAGATAGAAGTGCTTCCCTATCTGGTACAAGTGGATCTGCTAGTTTATTAGGATTAATAGGGGACCCTGTAACAGGTGCTTATCTTCTTGTATCTGGATCTTCTGAATTCAATCCACCATATAAATTGGTGAGTGGTTCTTTGGCACAAATTCAATGGTGGGAATCAAAACGACGTGAACAGATTAATTCATTTGATAAATTTGAAAAATATATGTTTTATGATAGTTCATCATATTCGAGTGAATCTATTGGAACGTTTGATGATAATTCTTGGCCAAAACAGGGGGGATCGGGAACATATACATATCCATATATTCTTGCAAGAACTTCACAATCAGCAGCTACGACTTGGTATGCCAATCAATTAGTTTCTGCATCAGAATATGATAAAACAAATAAGAATAGAATAAGAGGTCATCTTCCAATGTTTATCCAAGATGATAGTGATAATGATGTATTTCTTAATTTTATAGATATGATTGGTCATTATTTTGATGATATTTGGACATTTATTAAAGCAATGACAGACGTACATGATAGACGAGATAAGTTATCAGAAGGAATAGCAAAAGATTTATTAAAACCAGTAGCTCAATCTCTTGGTTGGGAACTAATGGATGGAAAAGATTTATTATCAATGATGAGATATGCTCATGGAATGGAACAGACTGGTTCAGAAGTTCCTTGGGAATATTCTGGAACTGCTGAACGAGATATATCAAGAGAAATATGGAGTCGTGTTATAAATAACATGCCATATTTTTTAAAGACAAAAGGAACATCCAGAGCTATTAAAGGTTTAGTAAATTGTTATGGAATACCATCATCTATTTTACGAATTATGGAATATGGGGGTCCAAAAGGAACAGACACATCTCCAGATTATATGTTAACAAGAAAATTTACGAAAGCATTAAACTTTTTTGGAGCAAGTAATAATACTTATGTTCAAAATGACACTTGGGAACCAGTTACATTGGGGGACGGGGCTACCAATAGAGTTCCAGATACAGTAGAATTTAGATTCAAAGCAGTTACAGGTTCAAACCAGGTATTAGTAAAACGAGGTGATGATTGGGCAATTAGATTAAAAGATAATGGTTCGGTGGATGATAGGGGTTATGTATCTTTTATGTTAAATGGAACTAATGGGTATCAAGAAGTTTCTTCATCGGACTTCCCAGTTTATGATGGAGATTTTTGGTCTGTAATGTTGACAAGAACCATGAGTGGTTCATTAAAAAGTTTTGTATCAAGTGACGCATCTAATTTAGATGTTGATTATACTTTATATACTAAAAGATATGATGCGGGTAGAAGTAAAATTGTATATGAATCTCAAAATACTTTGACAATAAGTGGTTCATTAGGAGCAATATCAGAATCTTATAATGCTTCTTATACAGGAAGTTCAGATACAATTACATTAGGTGGTCCACAACATGCAACCTTCGGAGAATCATTAAGTGGTTCTATGATGGAATATAGAAATTGGACTACAGCGTTAAGTGAAACTGCATTTGATAATCATGTGGCAGCTCCAATAGCATTTGATGGAAATCATCCATCTGCATCTTATACAGATTTAGTTACTCGATATTCGTTTGATGATAATAAAGATTTAAGTGTGGGTGCAAATCAATGGTTTAGGGATGTAAGTGCAGATCAATCATTTACTTCATCAGCAGTTCCATCAGGATATACAAGTGGATTAGGAAGTCATTTTACATCTGTTATGGATCAGAATAAAATGAAAGTTCCTAATTTGGGACCTTCTCGTAGATCGTCAGCTAATAAAATTAGAATAGAAGATGATGTATTAAAAGATAGAGCTTTATTAGCTAATCCTATATTACAATTTGGAGAAAGTATAACAGTTCCAGCTTATGATAATGCACCTATAGATTCTAATAAACTTGGTCTTTACTTTTCACCGTCCGCAGTAATAGATGAAGATATTATAACTTCAATGCCCAATCTTGATTTTGACCAATACATTGGAGATCCGAGAGATCAATATAAGGAACGATATGAAGGATTAGTTACAGCTAGAAATTTATATTGGCAGAAATATAGTGGTCCAAATAATTTTTGGGATTATTTAAGACTTCTTAGATATTATGATAATTCATTATTTAAACAAGTTAAAACTTTAATTCCAGCCCGTGCAAATGCAAATGTTGGAATAATAATAGAACCAACTATTCTTGAACGAGATAAAGTTATAGTTGGTAAGAAACCTACATTTGAACCACAACATCATACTACAATTATAGATACAATGGCCTATATTTCTGAAAGTTCTACTTATCCAAATTATGACGCTAGATTAAATTATAGTAATGAATTTTTTATAGATCCATATACTCAAGAAACTGGTTCATACGTTTCAGCGAGTGCTAAATATACAGATTATTTAGGAATTTTAAACTATAGTGATCCATTTAGAGTTAATTTTCATACAAATGAAAGTGGTTCATATATTTCTGCATCCGCCGTATATGAAGATTTACCTTCAAGTATTAATTTATATGATCCATTTAGAGTTAATAATAATACAAAACTAACAGGATCTGGAGTTATATTTAGTGGGGAGTTTAGTTCGATTCAACCGAAGTATACTTTTTCAGAATTAGCGGCCGGTTCGGGATCATTTGTAGGAAAAGAATTTTTAGAAAGACCTGCATTATATAATATCGGAGATAGAGATTATAGTGGTTGGTATGGAAGTGATTATTATAACGCAACTATACAGGCAGGAAGTCAGAAATTAATTTATGAAGAAGTAGTGATGCCACGATATGAAAATAACGTGTTATCTGAGTTTAATAAAGAAGAAGAATATCACTATTCTTCATCATTGAGTGCATCATTACATAAACCTTATTCATCCAGTCTTGTAGTGACTGATTTAGATAATAGATGGGATGAATCAACTGGAACTGAGAGACTTTTTTATACTGGATGTATTCAAACTGATAATACTACAGATGATAATACTCCAGCAGTAGTAGTAACACCTACGTCACCTACAACATTAACTACAACGGATAATCCTAACGCCATGTTAGATGTGTAAAATTCGTAGATAATTAATAATAAATGATAAAAACTAAAAAGGATTATATTTATAAGAGAAGAATAATAAGTTTTATTACATTCGAATCTTGTAAAGTTCCAAAACATTATATGGGAGTAAAAAATGGGATATTTAAATAACACAACGAGAGTACTAGATGCAATTCTAACGAAAAAGGGTAGAGAACTTTTATCATCTGGAGCAGATTTTACAGTAACTAAATTTGCATTGGGTGATGATGAAATAGACTATGGTTTATGGGATACTACTCATACGTTAGGAACAGATTATTATGGTGCTGCAATAGACAATTTACCTGCACTTGAGCCGTTCAACGATCCATCTGAAATTATGAAATATAAAGTGGTTACTCGACATACAGAAGGTTGTCGGGCAATGGCTTTGTTAGTTGATTCAGCTGACGCTGGAAAACTGGCTAGATCAACTGAAACAGATCCAGATACAAGCCTTGGTGGATTAGTTTGGTACAGTGGAGATCAAAATAATATTAGTGTAGAAGGGGCCCAAGGATATTTAGGTGGTGGATCACAGCCCGGTGGAGGTAGATCATTTGGTATATCACATAAAGATAATAAAAGTGACATGGGTGGAAAAGTAGATTACGATTATTATTCATTTGAAACTTTTACTGTTACTTTGTTGGATGCTAGTGTAGCATGTTTAGCACCCGCCTATGCGAGTAATGACACTTTTATAGATACCGAGTATGGAACAGATGCACAATTAGCTAGATGGGTTCCGTTTGTAGATAATGTACAACACATATCACAAACAATTAGGAATGTAGATTTTGTTCAGGGAAATACCTTTGGGTTTCCTGGTACAGGTCAAGAACTTTTTCTTTACCCAAAACAAATTTCTGATACTCATCTAACTAATCCAGCTAAAACATCAATTATAATAACTGGAGAAATTTCCGGAGCGGTAATGCAATTTCCTGTAACTATTCATTATATTAAAGACTAAAAATGGGATTTATAAATAATACTTCATACATATTAAATGCAGTATTAACCAAGAAAGGTAAACAGTATCTTTCAAAGAGTGATAGTAAATTTAATATTACAAAATTTGCATTAGCTGATGATGAGATAGATTATACTTTATGGAATTCTGCACATCCAAGAGGGAGCGGTCATTATGGGGCTGTATTGGAAGGTACTCCAATGTTAGAACCATGTGTAGATCCCGAAGTAGTAATGAAGTATAAATTATTTACTATGCCAGTAGGGACGAAGTCATTACCATATATTAGTAATGTAACACCACCTACATTGACAGGAGAAAATGCATTAAAAACGGAATATAATGGAGAGAATAGTCCACCGTGGACATTCAATGACCATGTTATAAATCCAACAACTGTTGGGGCAGATGGTGCATTTTCATCTGAAAATTATAGTTTTTTGGTATTAAATAAAAATGTAGTTGATATAGGAACTGATCAAGGAGAAAATGTAAATTTTACTGTAGGTGCAATTTATAATGAAGAAACTGGGAGATTAAGTAAAAAAGTTATTTCGAGAGTAGCAACAATTAGGACACAAATATTGACATTTAATAGAGAAACTTCAATTATTATAACTGGTCAAATGTCAGGAGCAGTTTATGTACTTCCAGTAGCGGTTAATTATGTGAATAATACACCTTAATAGAGGACAGGTAAATGGGATTTATAAATAAAACTACATTAGCTATAGACGCAATTTTAACTAAAAAAGGTATAGATTATTTGCGAACTGCAGTAACTGGTCAAAATCAAAATAATGAACACGTAATTACTAAATGGGCTTTGGGAGATAATGAAATTGATTATTCTTTATGGGATGAAACACCGAGTGGTTCGAATTTTGTAAAACCACATGGTCAAGTAATTGATAACCAACCTGTACTGGAACCAAATATTAATACTGGTGAAGGTATGGTAACTTTTTTGTTTAAAAGTGAATTTCCACTCACGGATAATTAGGATATAATATGTTACCATCATCACAAGCAGGAATGGACGGAGTTGGACACCCAAAAAAAACAGAAGGTCCCGCTGTCAGTTTAAAGGCGAAAAATATCCAAACTCAAAAAGAAACTTTTTTAAGAGTTACAGGATTAAAAAGTGGGGCAACCATTGCAATTCCTGTTATAGTTAAACCAGGACGGGGACCAGATTTTTATCCACCATGGGAAGTATATGTCCCACCGGGACCAATTGCTGGATTTAGTATGTATGTAGTACCAGTAGATCCACCACCAGATGCACCAGTAGCAAGTTTTACTATTGGATTAATATAATGGGATATTTAAATAAAACAACACAAACTGTAACAGCCACCTTTACAAAAAGAGGAAGAGAAATTTTAGCTAATGCTATTTCTGGTGTGAGTGGTGATTATATAATTACAAAATTTGCACTTGGTGATGATGAAATAGATTATGGTTTATGGGATGAAACCCAACAAAATAATTTAGAAGGAAGAATGATTGATAATATGCCATTGTTAGAGGGATTTATTAATCAGCAAGAAATTATGAATTCATTTTTGGTTGATCCGCCTCCAATGCCAGCCTCACCACCTGTATTATCTGGATTAGATAGTTTAATTATATTGGATGGATTTGGAGATGTATCACAAATAGCACCAATTACAGATAATTTTAGTTGGGTTAATCCAGCAACAGGATTAACTGAATATACGGAAGATTATGAATTTGTTTTGGGACTTGATAATTTAGCAGATATGTATCAACCATGGTTACCACCTATAGCAAATTTTATGATGACAGTAACAGATGGAGGAGATCCAGATCCCGATACACCACCTTCAGCCAATTTTAATGCATTGGTTATAGATGAAGGTACAGATCAAGAACTTTTTTAGAAAAGGAGATATATAATGCCAATAACAACAGGAATAGCACCATTAACAGTTAGTTTTACTGATACATCCACAGGAGATGGGTTGTCGTATCTATGGGCTTTTGGAGATGGTGGAACATCCACTCAATCAAGTCCATCTTATACTTATGATGATCCTGGAGAATATGAAGCTACGTTGTTGGTTCAAAACACTAATGGAGAAAGTCAGGCATCTCAAACAGTGATAGTTTATGAACCCACACCAATGACAATGACACCAATGACAATGACACCAATGACAATGACACCAATGACAATGACTCCAAGTTATGGTTGTTTCGTAGCAGGAACTCTTGTTCAATTACCAAATGGTATAAAATATATTGAAGATATTGAAGTTGGTGATACTGTAAAATCATTTGATGTGGGTACAAGTTCAACTGTAAGTTCTAAAGTAACAGAAACATTTGTTCATCATGATAGATATTATATGATTATAAATGGAATTATTAAAACTACTTCAGTTCATCCATTCTATTCTGATGGTAATTGGGTAGAGGCTGGTGATTTGTCAATCGGTGATAAAATACTTCATGTAGATGGATTAGAACATACGATTGAGAGAATTGAATTAAATGATGAACCAGTAACGGTATATAATTTTGAAGTTGATGGAACTCATAATTATTTCGCTGA